GGCAGATATATAAATCTTACATTGGTAAGTGCTGTGGGTTATACTGCACTTTGTAAATTAAATTGGTGTGGAAATATGGGGGGTCGTTCACCAGTATATTGGAATTCAACATATACTAGAGCTGGCATTGGTGTTTCTTATGTGTATGGTACTATGCAAAGCATAGTCAATACAGGAAATCCAATAAAACTTCGCATATCACCTGCCGTTGGGTCATTTAATTCTTATAAATGGAGAGTAGTAGGGAATATATAAATTAGGCTTTTTATGTATAAGCAGTAAGTGAATATGTTCCAACGAGGCCAATTTAAGTGAGTTAATAAATACACGATGTCCTTCGGTAGTTCTAAAATATCCAGAAGTTCTAGCCATTAACATACCAATAGAACCACTTTGATTCCAATACGTTGATACTGAACCAGTTTGTATTTTTGTTTAACTACAAATCCGGAAAACCAGTTTTTATTTCAAAATCAAAGTGAAAATAAACCGGTATTTGTAATGTGTTTATACATAAATTACATAAATTATTTTGGTATATATATGAGGTAATATATATAACACATGAACATAGTTAGTAGTGATTTAACCAGCAATAACCTTACTTTTAAAATAAATAGTGTAGATGCAATTAAAGTTGCTACGAATGGATATGTGGGGATTGGGACCACGACGCCTTCGGCGGTTTTGGATGTAAGTGGTGCAGTGAAGTTTCGGGGGACATTAGATTTGACTTCTCAAAAAATTACAAATGTTGCGTCGCCAACCTCTACAACAGATGTCGCAACAAAATCGTATGTGGATATCGCTATGCCAATTGGCGGGATTATAATGTGGAGCGGGTCAACGCCGCCAACAAATTGGGGACTGTGTGACGGCAGCACTTATGGCGACGTGGTTTCGCCGGATTTACGTGGCCGATTTGTGTTAAGCAGCGGCCAAGGCAGCGGATTAACCAACCGAACTTTGGGACAAACCGGCGGCGCTGAAACTGTTACACTTTCTAATTCACAAATTCCAAACCACACACATTCATTAAGTAGTTCAAATGCCCCGATTACAAGTGTTAGTACTGTTAATAATACCAGTATGCAAACGACTGGTAAAAATTTTGTATATGATAACACATGGTCTGTTTTTATTAATACTCCAAACACAACCACTCCACCATGGTTTTCGGTTTCAACTACATCTACAATTAGCGGTCGCACAAATGATATAAGCAATTATACGACACAAAGCAGTGTTCCAATTATGTCACCATATTACGCTCTCGCCTTCATAATTCGGTATCAATGACAATGTGGTATATTTAAGCCTAGAATATTACCGGTTGCACGAATTCCACCACTAACATCCAGGGTATACCCGGGCGTCGTGGTGCCGATACCGACGTTGCCGGAAGAAGGTTGTAAAATCAAATGGGAGGAGGCTTGTATCGCCGAACTCGAAAGGGAGGTTAGGTCGAATAACGAGAGAATACTGCGCCTCGAAAAGTTATTGCTTGGTGATCATTTGTCATAGATGAAATGGTGTATAGTCGCTTACAGTCGCTTACAGTCGCGTATAGTCGCTTACAGTCGCGTACAGTCGCTTACAACGTACATATTTGGGTAAAAAAAGTATAAATGTAATACAAGAATGTCAATCGCAATTTCCGGAAACGAGCTTGTTACTTCGATCGGTTCGACGATTTTTATTCGAGATATTTCGATACGACCATTTCAGAGAGCTACAATTAAAGTGTATTATAGAGATGGGTGCGAGTTTCAGAAATATAATTTGAGTTTAGAAGGATCCGAATATACTAGTTGGGGGAGTGACGATTCGTATCTTATTGACTGGATATTGAGGAAAGTATGCGGACCTGGCGTTACTTTGGCGTAATATTATATCACTCTCTGTGTACATATATTATGATATATTATCATATATTATCATATATTATCATATATTATCATATATTATCATATATTATCCAATTATGAACGCGAATAGTTCTGTTACAGCCAAAACCGGGATTCCATTTAAAACCCGTGGCATTGAGAGAATGCGAATCGATGTGTCGGGGAATGTGGGGATTGGGACGAGTACACCTGCTTATACCCTTGATGTGAACGGAACAATTAATTCTACAAATATTTCGCGGATTATTTCGTCAGGTTCCGGAACATCTGCCGCAAACTTCGTAATAACTGGGTTGGACTTTACAAACTTTATGATGAATGAAATTATAATATCGTGGGCAACAAGTACAGACGCAACTGTACGGATGGAGATTTCTTACGATGGTACGTCATATTATAATAGTGGGTCTGGCACTGGATATGAAATTACTTCTACCATCGTTTCGCCAACTGCGGGTTCAACTGCTGTACAACAAGGAACTACGAATGTAGGCCAATATATATTTCTTTCAGGGGCAACTGCTACGAATTGTACTGGACTTTGTAAATTAAGTTGGTGTGGAAATATGGGGATTCGTTCACCAGTATATTGGCTTACAACATTTACAAGAGCCAACCAAGGTGTTGCTTACATGCATGGTACTATGCAATCCATAGCCAATACAGGAAATCCAATAAAACTTCGCATATCACCTTCCGCTGGGTCATTAAATGCTTATAAATGGAGGGTTATTGGCAAATGTTAGTTGTTGTTTGTTTATCAGAATGGTATTGTGTTTATGAGAATGATAAGGAACCGATACAGCCACATTTAGATTTATTATATTTATTAGGTTGATTAGATTTATTAGGTTGATTAGATTAGATGACCTTTTTTTTTGGGTTGGTATGAATATAATATGAATAATTATTATACTAATATACTGTTTGTACGAGTAGTACAATGAATATAACAACAATCGATTTATCAGGAAATTATATTCCATTCAAAATTGGATCAGGGAATGTGGGAATTGGGACGAGTACGCCAGCTGCTGTTTTGGATGTGAGTGGGGCAACTAAGATTCGGGGAACATTGGACCTGTCCACCAATAATATCACGAATGCCAACACTATTACAGCTAATGGATATTATACAACTGGGGGTAATTTGTTAAAACCGGTAGAGTGGGATTGGGCTGGTTCGGAAAAGGCTTCTGTAAGTTCATCTTATTATGTTCAATGGGATACTACGCTTGATAGTTTGCCATCTCTGAGTTTGCTATATGATTGGGAACTGGAATTAAGGTTCCGTAATTATGCGACAACAACTGATTATATCGGCATTTTATACAACGGACAAACTGTAACAACCATTAATGATACTGTTTATGGTTACTGGGGACACGAAATAAAACAATCGGGTGGTACAAATGCCTCTCAGGCTTTTTATAATACTCCTGCTTTTTCAAAGATAATTCAAAGAAATGTTGATTATAATGAGCATATTTACAGGTTAAGATTATGCTGGGATAATCGTAATAATGTTTTGGTGAATTATACAAAAGGGGTATGTTATAGATGGGGGAATGGAACAAACACATCAATATCTGATTTCACAACTGATGAAGGTGCGCAGGTATACACTAATACATCATATTTACAGGAGGTAGGAGGTGTCGCCCCTTCAATTACAAGCATACGATTTCAATCATATAATCATGCCTATAACATTTTTAGATCTGCAACGCTAAGAGTTAAGAAAGTTGCTAAGAGATATAGTTAAAAAATAAAAATTATTATGATGTATAATAATATATATATAATCACGATGATGGATATAGTTTCAACGACAAGCGAAGGCTATGAGATACACATGAGAAAAATAGAAATAGTCCAACTTAATAAGATGGCGAAAATAGAATATCACCTCAAAACACCTTCAGATATGCAAATGAAAACGTTAATTTTAGAAGGCACTGAATATCAAGCGTGGAATAATGATGATATATACATAGTGGATTATATATGTAGCAAACACAATTTAGTTAGAAAGCCATTTATTCAACCACCTACAATAACCGAGTTGTATTATATTAAGAATGATGACGGAACGCTTACCGAGAAAGCACGTGAAGTCCCAAACCCTGATTATGACCCTAATAAGACGAAATAAGTGTTTTACAAGTTTCCAAATGCTCTGACATATACAGCACCGATACAGCCACAACAAGGTGATGTTGCCAACTTCAATGATTTAGAAACGCAGTTAACACCCCTTCAAGGCAAGATGGAGAGTATGTGTGGGTAGTTGGTTCATATTTTATTCAAATATGTATATAAAAATGACACGTGACACAATTAGAATCGACGGCGTGACATATGATATCACCAACTTTAAGCATCCCGGTGGTAACATTATCAACTATGCAAAGAACTCGCCGGATGCAACCGAGATATTCCGAGAGTTTCATCATCGATCCACGAAAGCCGCAAAGGTTCTCCAGGGATTGCCAGTGTATAAACCCGAAGAAGAAGAAGAAGAAAAAGAAGAAAAAGAAGAAGAACAGTCGAAGTCGTCGAAGTCGTCGAAGTCGTCGAAGTCGTCGCAGCTATCGCAGCTATCGCAAGATATGACTTCCGACTTCCGAGAGATGCGAACAACTCTTGTAAACCAAGGTTGCTTTGAACCGGACTATATTCACGTATATTTTCGATTACTAGAGATTATATTTTACTTCGGTTTAGGAACATGGATGGCTTTTTATAATATATACGCATCCATTCTCTCTTTCATTGTGTTTAAGACCCGATGTGGTTGGGTACAACACGAGTGTGGTCACTTGAGTTTTACGGGGGTCCGTCGTATTGACCGCGCGATTCAGACCTTTACAATGGGATTCGGCGATGGTGTAAGTTCGTCGGTATGGAACTCGATGCATCAGAAACATCATGCAACGCCGCAGAAAATAAAGCATGATATTGACCTAGATACAACACCCCTTGTCGCGTTTTTTGATCGGGCATTTGAAGAGAATACGAATGGAAAGGTGGCTTCGCGGTTTATGAACCGGTGGTGGATGCGGCTGCAGGCATGGACATTTTTGCCGGTTGTAAATGGAATCCTTGTTCATCTATTTTGGACGTATTATCTTCACCCGAAGAAGGTGTTTCACCGTATATGTTCTGCAAAAACGAGGGAGGTTTACATTGATACCGCGTTTGAGGCGATGTGTATGATGTCTTCGCATTTAGCTATCCCGTTCATATTTTATGTGGGCGGGAATGGCGGAGTTCTCTGGTGTTATTTTCTTACGATGCTTGTCAACTTCTGGAACTTTATCTATCTTTTTGGACATTTCTCTCTGTCTCATACATTTACTGATGTAATCCCAGAAGACAAACATCTCCTTTGGTTCGAATATGCATTGAAACATACTGTGAATATTTCTACGAAATCACCTCTTGTATCGTGGGTTATGGGATACCTCAACTTTCAGATTGAACATCACTTGTTCCCATCCATGCCTCAGTATAAGAATGCGATTGCTGCTCCATATGTCCGTGCATTTTGCGAGAGATGGTCTAGTGAATTGAAATATATTGAACATTCTTATATGGAGGCGTGGTGGTTGATGTTATCTAATTTGAATGAAGTTGGGAAACATTATTATGAGAATGGGGTTTGCGAGGACAAGGGCAATACATATACAAGTTCGGATACCGATCATCCACATTTAGATTGATTAGATTGATTTGATTTGATTAGGTGACCTTTTGTTGTTTTGATATGAATATAATATGAATAATTATTATACTAATATACGGTTTGTACTACTACTAATAGTACAATGGATATAAAAACGAGCGATTTATTAGGAAATTATATTCCATTCAAAATTAATGGGGCCGAAAAAATGAGGGTGGACGGGTCGGGAAATGTGGGCATCGGGACGAGTACGCCAGCTGCTGTTTTGGATGTGAATGGAAGCGTAAATGCAACTGCTCACTTAATTGGTGGTAGAAATATGACTGGATTTGG